CCATCCGTTTCCTCCATGTAGACCGTTGCCAGCTGCGGCACTTGAAATTCATACATTGCCAAGGAACTATCCTCTATCTCATCCGCGATAGCATCCGTTTCCAAGAAATCAGATATTCTCCGTCGTACCTCATCCATATCGGCGCCTTCATTGTCTGCCTCTTGCAAGGTTTCCAATATCTCGTCCGTCTGAGAATGAAGTATGTCCGCAATTTCCTCTTCGAGAGAATTGACAGTCGCTACGGTTCCTTTTGGCTCTGCGTATCCCTCTTCTTTGAGGTCTTTTTCCAAATCATCATCAGCCTTGGCCAAGTACCGGTCAATAGCATCGATAATACCGTTGGCATTCTTCAAAATGGCTTTCGCAATATCATTCTGCATATCACTCACCATCTTTCTTATACTCTACGAGAGCCTTTCTAATCTGCTTCATAACAGATACAACCTCATCATCTGCAGCCTGTTTGATCTGACCGTCCAACTGTTTCAAGGTGCTGTCAGTAACCGGCTCCGATGGGGGTAATTGCTGTGCCTGTGCCTGTGAAATACGAATGTACTGAATAGGAATATCTCCCCATTCTCCATCGTAATCCTCGCATCCGTCCTTGCCGAGAGTCTTGTACGTAAGCTCTTTGGCCACATTCGGTGTAATACCGCCGGCACGTTCTGTAACATTCAATATCTTCTGAATATCTTCCGGATTCGTAATGTCAGGAGCTTCAAAGAACACCTCTACATACTTGAACTGGTACCCATTCAGAAGTCGGTTGTTTATGATCCACGCCAAAGAAGTTCTTTCCGGCTGGAATACCTGCTTTTCAGTAACCTCCATAGCGGTCTGCGCTGTTGCTCGGTTGAAGTCGGTTGTGTAACCAACATATAAATCCGGTAACAGGAACGCTGACTGTGTCTTCTTTCTTCCGTTCTCCAAGTATTCCTGGAACAATTCATCTTTCTGCAAAATCGACGCAAGGTCTTTGATTTCGATATCTGCAGTCTTCTCACCGTCGAAAGCAGTCGTGTTATCATTTGCCTCTGTTTCCAGAACCAAGAATGCGTGCTGACCGCTCTCTCCCTTGATTTCGTTCATGTAGCCCTGCAGCTTAGCAAACGATTCATCGGTTAAGGTACCGCCCTTAACCAAAATCATCAATGGAGTATGTCTGCCTTCACGGAAGTAGTTGTTATTGAGAACTTCGGCTCTCCTGTTTCCATCAACAGTAAGCACCTGTCCTATCCAACGGACCTCTCCGTAAGGCTGTGAGCCTATCCTAAATTCGATAATCTCATTTGCTTGGTTGTCGATATCAATAGCCTCGCCGCCTTCCTCGGCATACTTCCCATCTCGCTTATCCATAATACGAGGGTCGCCAAACTCCTTAAAATACACCGTCTTTCCTGCTACGGTCTGACGGAATTTTCGGAATTTCTTCTTGCGGCTTACGGTTTGTCCTTTGTAGAAGTATTGAACGTCCACGTAAGGCTCTAACGGATATGTCATATCAATGCTTGGGGTTTCGATGATGAACTGAAGCTCTACCACCTTACCCTCCATATCTCTGATAACCTCGCAATATGAAATACCATAGGTTTCTCTGTCACGAATAATGTTCTCAAATACTTCCTTGGTCATCATATCCATGTTGAGCAGAGATACAATCTGCTCTGCCACGTTCCATTCGGCTTTCATCTCTGCAGATTCCTCGTCAAAGTCCTCGGCATACTGAATGTTGATGCCAAAGCCTGCGATATTGCTCTTATATGCTCTTATGCACTGTGGAAGAATGGTGGAATTATCAACCAGGTCCTTCAGCCCACGCATATCTACCGGATGAGCAATCCATTCGGATGCGTTCGCAGCATTCTCTTTACTCAACTGCTCGGATTTATCTGATTTCTCAATCTTCTTTTGCGCTGTAAATACTGTCGGAACCTCGCTTGGGTCCTGTGCTTTTACTATCCTAACACCAACTCTCGCCGGAGTAGGCTTAGCGCTTTTATCACTTTCCATCGCTCTGTTTTCCTCCTTTCTTCTTTAACTTCGTAGGCAGGCAGACAAGCAATATGCAATCAGCTTCATCCGGAGAATGTAAGCCTCTGTCCTTCATATCCTTTTTGCTCTCTACCTTCTGCTTGGAATTTGATGTAAAAGAATACTTCCTGCACGAAAGCTGGCCAACAAGGTCGTTATCGTCCGGAAGTATAATCTCTGGCTTATGTGGATTCCCTGCATCGTCAAACGGGGCGATTAAGTCCTTAACCACTCCCATCATAAATGTGGTGGAATCAGCGTAATATTTGTGGTTGCTCAATGGCTGTCCGAAGTTAACCGGGATAATAACCATATCCTCATAAATCTTCGGCTCTGTTCGTTTGAAGGTCTTTAGCTGGTCAACAACACCACCTCCAACACCGCCATCATCGACGGTAACTGCAATTTGTCCTTTGTACTTGAATCTTTCTTTGAGGTTCTTGTAGAGATTTGCTATGTTGCTGGCTGTCCAAGTTGTATCCTGTCCGTTGTACTTCTTGTAAATGTTCACAACCTCATTGACACGATAGCCAATGCAGGTCTTATCATCTCCAAATCGGGCCACGTCGCAGCCTATCTGAATATGGGTAACACCACTTACGTCCACCGGCTGAATCACTCCGGCACTATTCCGATATTTACCGAGTGCCTTTGCTGTAGGGTCGGACATTTCCGTCTGACAGCTGGCTTCCAACCACGAAATCGGGATGAATACATCATCTTCCTGTTCCGGGAACTCCCCATAAACACGAACACGGACAACATTACTGTCCGCACCGTACTTTCTCTTCATGGCTTCGATATTCTCTTTGTTGGTACGCTTGCTATTCTCTGAGTTCACAGTATGGCATCTGTACAATGCCCTATCGACTGTATGGCTCTCATAGAATGTCCCGGAAGTCTTTGTCGGGTTCCCCATCAGCAGGAGCTTGTTATTCTCGCCGGCAAGGGTACCTGTGATAGCCTCCATAATCGGATCGGCTACACCGGAAGCTTCGTCCACGATAAAAAGCATATTATCTTCGTGGGACAATATGCTCTACTCAAAAAAAGCCAGTATTCTCAGTATTTTCAAGGCTTTGCTCTATTCAAATATCGTGTTTTACACCACCTTTGACACCAATTTGCAAAATCAGCTTGTAAAAACTGCTGCCATATCACAAAGAAAGCACCTGCAAACATCTGAATACAAATGATTTCAAGTGTCTGCAAGTGCTGTCATTTGCATATCATTAGAACTGGTTCGCAATTTTCTTGATTTCCTCTCTTTCCAATTCTGCAGTCACATGGGTGTAAATATTCATGGTTACATCAATCGTAGCATGTCCAAGATAGCTCTGCACTACTTTTGGTGGAATACCTCTCTCCAATGCCCTTGTAGCAAATGTGTGGCGCATCGAATGAGGACAGAATGTTTCCATCAGATTCGGCTTTCTGTGTTCTGCCGTCGCTTTCTTTTCCTCGTCCCTGTTTACTGCATTCACAGTAGAATCAATATATCTCCCTACGGATAAGGTCATAAGAGGCTTGCCGAACATCGTTGTGAAAACCAAATTCTCCAAGCCTGCTGCCGGCTCCCACTTATCTCCCAATGCTAACCGAAGCTTTGCCTGCTCCAGCTTGTGTTTTCTCAATCTCTTGGCAATCTCCGGGAGCAGAGGAATGGTTCTGTTGCTACTACCTGACTTTACCGGTCCTTTCCGATACTCTTTGCCAGGCAGCTTTATCATTGTCCCCCTCACATGAACCTCCAGCTTTTCAAAATCAATGTCTTTCCACTCCAAAGCATTTATTTCCCCTATTCTCATTCCGGTCGAAAATCCCAAATAGAACAATGGTGCATAAAAAGGCTTTCTTCTCTCTACGCAATCCAAGAATGCTTTCTGTTCCCATTCTGCCAATGCTCTCCTATGTGTATTTTCCTTTTCCTCTACCTTTGGAAGTACCGTTCTGCTGACAGGATTAGTCACAATCATGCCATTCAAATATGCCTGATGGAAAATCATATTCATAACCATTCGTGCATGGTCGATATAGCCACCGGAATACCCCTCAGATTTCATCTTGTTTAGTACCCTCTGTACATGCTCTGGACGTACCGCCTGCAGTTTCATATTTCCGATTTCAGCCTTAATATGCTTATATGCCTTTGCATTACTCTGTTGCGTGGTTTCCCTCACAACGTTCTGCCGGTATTCCTTAACCCATATCTGGTACCAGTCATTTACCGTCAGCTTCTCCGGCTTTGCAAATATTCCATGGTCAATCTCATACTTTGCATCCCGGAGTTTCTTCTGTACCTCTTTCAGATCCTTTCCGTATATCGTGTGTCTTTTTCCATTGTGTGTATATCTCGCCTGATATCTGCCGTCTTTTCGCAATGAAATTCCCTGTGGTAACTTTTTCCCTTTATTTTCTGCCATATTGCTATCTCCTTTCTGTCGGAATGGCAGCGGGAGCACCCACCAGCCTTTCCGAATGCTCCATAAAGCCATTGTTACACATCGCAGATTTTGATATAATCTCAATGCAATGTAAATTCTAATCATCGTTGCTCGTCCCTGGTGTAGTTGCAGCTGCTCCGGGGACACTTTTTATCTGTCCTTGCGTTCCATCACTCCTTCCATTCTGTTCTCCATGCCCTCTAATTTCCTCTTCCTGCTCCTTTCTGTGTGCGAATGGTTAAATACCTTGCCTACTTCCTTATTTCTCCCTACGGTCGCACAGACGGTCAAATCTGATACGGTCTACCAACACTCTCTTACCTATCCTCATAATCAGATTATTTTCCTCTGCATACTTCCTTGCTTTCGTCATTCCAATGCCGGCATATATGCAGAACTCTTTCAGACTGAGGAGCCTCCTGTCTGCTATCCCAAGTATAGAAGTTTCATTGGCAGCAGGCGTGTTGAGGTTTCCGAAATCTAATGCAACCAAGGGATTGCTGTCTCTCTGCTCCAACTCTGCCATTGTCAGCTGTTCTTTTCGCCTGATACCAAGAGCGGATATTATCGCCTCGTATTCCCCCAGCTTTCTGATGTATTCCTGTCGGCACCGTTCCCCCTCATCCGTCTTTGATGTCATGCACATACATTGCACGAAAGACCGCGAAAGTATGAAATCATTCCCACCTATGTATCTGTAATCAAGGTCCTCTACTGCAAATCGGTTCTGGGTGATGTTACGCTCTACCCATTGCCAGTAATTTCCCCTGCTCAATCCAAGATAGGAATACAACTCGCTTGCAAGTATCTTATCCTCTGGGAGATTGGAACTGTCAAAAGAGGACTTTTGCCGAGTGTGAAAATAAAAGTCTACAAGCCTCTCATATACCGCCCATGCCTTGTCCGAATTCAGAGATTTTGCATGGAGCAATACACCTCTCTCGCTCCAAAGGTAGAGTTTTCCTGCATTTTTTGAACCGGCGTCATTTTGTCGCCGGTTGAGGAACTCCCTTTTCTCTTCCCCCTCCAAACAGAGGAAATGCACTCCATCCACATATTTATCTCTGTTCCTCTCAAAGTTCTTTACTATGATTTTTCTGTTTACTCCATAACACTCTGCCATCTGAGCTGTGGTCAGCACCCTCTTTCCCAAATATTCTGTTATCTGAGGCACAACCATTTGTGTTTCATTCATAATGCCACTTCCTTTCCTGCTTTATATATCAGATGATGAGTGTTCATCACACCAGCGGTCGAACTTTACCCGGTCAACCAAACTTCTGCCTCCAATTCGTACCTCTACTCCTATTTTCCGGATATACTTTCTTGCAGTACTCATTCCGATACCGCCGGCATAGTCGCAAAATTCTTCAAGACTCATCAACCGTTTTTCTGTTATAGGCATTTTCTCCACCCATTTCCCATCCTCTGATACAAAGCCGGTATTTTTCCACTCATTGTAGAAAGAAACTGGTACCACACCTTTAGCATAATATCCTCCATTCAGCTCTATCCTGTTGCCGATTTTCCCAATGAGTTGTCTGGCCGCCTTGATATCAATACCCAAGTCCTCGGCGATATCCTCTGCCTTTACAAATTTCTTTTCCATGCCTCATCACCTGCTCTCTGTTCCCGGAGTGCCGCTGTCACTATCACGCTCCAACAATCCGTCTATGATGTCCGCTGTCCTGTCTATGTAATCAAACAGCACCATGCAGGATGCTCCGATATCTTCCATAAGGGAATCTCCCTCATATACTGCAGATGATATTACACTTGCAAGAGAGGCGGCATTTGCCACTCTCTCCTGTATTCCTGATACTGCTACTGCGTCAACCTTTTTCATCAACAAACACCTCCGTTCAATCCCTCCATGCACAAACGCATTGCCATGTGAAAGCCTATTCTAAAGCCTGTTTCCTCTCTCTCGTTTCCGTAATTGATGACAAGCTCGGACACCTTATTTGCCCTTTCGCCTGCTGCCTGTTCGAGACCTTTCATCAGAATATCCCATGTTTCCTGCTCTGCGGCTGACGCTTTATTATGAAAACCCAGCAACTCATATAATTCTGAATTGTGGATTGCTCCAACCAAATCTCTCTTTGCCTCTGCTGATCTAAGTTTCTGTACTGTTTCCTGCTCCAATGTTCTGTACCTCCATTTCTGCATACATTTGTATGCAAGTGTATTCAAATGTTATCAACTGTTCTCTGTTTCAGCTAAACTCCTCCAGTTGAGGCAAATACCTGTTCCTTCAACAATATTTTATCTAAAAGTGCCTCCATAGCTGCCAAAGCTCCCTCTTGACCTTTTACGCTCTCCATTACGGTCCACAGTTGGCTATGCAAGCTTTCTCTCTGCACCATAATATTCTCTCTTGTGTATTCCAGCATTTCTTTCTGTCTGCTATGACTAAGGGCATCAAACTTGGTACTAATGCGTGTATAAGGATTGTCCATGAGGAACGAAACATCATCCGTTCTCAGTTCCTCTTTCATCTTTTCTTCCAACCAGCTCTCCAGCTGTGCTTTCTTGCTCCTGTTCCCAAGATATGTATTGAAATCAATTACTCCTACAGGAGCAGCTACTGTGACTGCTTCACTATGCATTTTTCTGTACCCCCTTGTCCTTGATATTCATCCGGCCGGTGCCGAACATTTCGAGTGCGAATGTAAACCCTGCAATAAATCCCTGTTTTTGGCTCATTTCTGCGAGATGCAATCCCTCTGTAAAGAGAACATCCTGCAATTTTGGATTATCCGGCAGTAGGCTTTCAATGATCAGCTGAAAGCTGTCCGCCGCTTCTCTCGTTTCCTCTGTGTCGATATCGTCATATTCTGCAATATACCCGTTGTAGATGATTTCTTCCGGTGTCATAA